CGACGGTTGGCGCTCCGGAATTACCAATCCCACCACCATTTGCATGAACATGCGCATTAAATAAGGCGATGAATCGTTCATCGACCATTGCTCTCAATGCCGCAAAATTTGGACCTCCCAACGCTACTTGCGGGGAGTTAATAATATGCCCAGTCACATTAACATGGGTTTCAGATGGAGTGGTGACGGTCTTGCTTGTATCCAGCACCTCTATAATCTGATCCCCTTTGATATCAAAGATCCGGCCTCTCTTTAAATGGATGCGAAAATCACCTGGGGATAAATCCTCATCCGTATAGATTGCGACCTCGCCAGCAACTAAATCAGTCGGCCGATATTCCCGATCATGAACACAGATCGCGATTCCCTGATCTCGATTGCCATTTATAAATACAGCCGCAACCTCGGCGTCCTCCAATGGGTATGTCTCAAATCCATATTCTTGAAAGCGCTCCATATCTGATATGGTCTCTCCCTGCAAAGCGATGATCTGGATCTTTTGGGTCTTCTCGGCATTATTAACATATGTGAGGATTGCCCGACCAAGCAGCAAAAATATCTTTTTTTGTATTGGAGCGATCAATCTTTTAAAGCTTTTGAAATCCATTATTGCACCGTTAATTTGGTTTTCCAATCAACCCCGGACTTGATCTTTTTAATCGGTTCCTCTAAAAGCGCATAGGTATCAGGATCGACCAGCGTCATCGTGGTCGTTGTCCCAGACTCATTGTCCTTTGTATAATTGATTGATGATATCAGCAGGGTTCCATCAATCTGTAAAAAATCGTCCTTGACTTTGACAAGAGAATTTAAAGGCCATATGATCCCATTCGATTGAGTCCAGCCCTGCACTTTATATTGCAATTTTCTGGATGCGCCTGCTCGCTTGGTCGCTTCCCATCTTGCCCGATCAAGGCATCTTGCCGCATCGCAAGGGGTCTCTGTAAAAATGACGATCGGTCGATATCTTAAAATCACATCATCTGTCTGCTCGCCCACTGGATGCGCCGCATCCGCCACTTCCTTTTGATCCGTCATCGAACCTTGACCCTTTACAATATAAGTCTGAAAACGCTCCTTATTGGATTGATCAATACTCCCTGATAATATATTGACTCCTTTTTCAAGGGGATCATTGGTAAAGCGACCCCCAGCCCTCGTCAATGTCAATGCTCCATCACCATAGCTAACAGGGAGAATAGCTTTCATCTGACATAATTTTAAGATCAGATCGAAAACCGCATCCCCTTCATTGGCTTTAAACTCCGGCATTTTGAAAGTCGCTTGATCAGTAACAGAATCATCAGTGTTGACCGAAATATCAAAGGGATCACAAAGCGCCTTGATTATTTCTTCGACCGCTTTTTCCTTCCATTCATTTGGGGTCTCGACAAAAGGGCAATCAACCAAATCACCGGTTTTATCCCGTCCGCCAATCTGGATATTGTGACCGCTCGCATCATAGCTGATCGGGATATCCTCGATATATCCGGTGATGATCTTTTGGTCTGCAATCTCGACAGAACATTCATCCCCTATCGCCAAGCCCCATTTTTGCGCATTGCCCGGAAAAATATCTGTCGCTGCCAATCCAAAAGATCCGGCCATACTGGACAAGGACTTCTCAATCGAGATATTTGTCCAGCCACCAAATTCAAGACCATTAACTTTTAAAACTATCTTGCTCATTCGCTTAATATCTCAACCGTCTGTCCGCCCGGCATAAATCCAGGATGCTTGATCAGCGGTCTGTTTCTTGTTATGATTTCTTTTTCCCGATCGAGATCCTCATATCGATCATAAGCCAAGATCAATGCCGGCATCGTCGCAGGCGGAACCTTATACTCTACGATATCCGCAAGAGGCGCCCCGATCCCCAACATGGATTCAACAATTACCGGCCGCAGGGATTGGAGCGCTTGGTAATTATTTGGATCAGCCACCGTGATATTATAAGTCGCAAAATCTTCATTTGCCGCATCATTTCCTAATTTAAGTAATTGGGCGTCAATGGCTTCGATCAATTCTTCCATTATTTCAATCACGGAATCATGGCTTGTAAATTCGATCCGAATAGCGGATTTGCAAGCGGTCGTTATCGCAGTCAATCGAGCCATATTGACCATTGCAACCTGATTTGCCGCCTCCCTCGCTCTGGATGAGGTACTTATAGTGATGGATTCCAATTCCCCGCCATAAGGGCTCGGATCATCATTTCCCAAATCTTCCCCATATCGAGCCATAGCCAACGAGGATCTCGTCACCGTCTTTCCATAATCCTCCGCAACGACCGCAGGATCAGACATCGTGCTCCCCTCAAATCCATCCGTAGACGGCCAATCAACTTGAGCCCCAGACATCGGGCCGGATGAGATCCCTCGCACAGCGCTACTACAAGCACCAAATAATTGGCTAACGACTATCTCTCCATATTGACCAAAAAGACTTAAAAGACCATTCGACATACCGATGAGATCATTTGCCAATCCACAGGTATCTGCAATAGTCGTCAAATTTATAGCGGAATATTGCTCGGATAATGCAGTCAGCGCTTTGGATATCTGGGCGGGGCCTGCTCCCTGAATAGCAGAGATGGCGGATCTCATCATAGTATTAAGCTCGCCAACCGCAGCCAATGCGGATTCAGCCGAAAATCCCGCAACATCCTCTCCATCATATATTGCACCAAATCCATCGACTCCAGAATCCAGAGAATCCTCAACCGCATCATCAACCGCTTTTACATGATCAAGAATTGGCTTTGGATAAGGGGCCTTTGTCTTCTCCGCTCGGACAAAGGACATGCGAAATCGAGCCATCCCGCCGCCATGAAATGATTCATCAATGCTGGCTTTTCCGATAAGGCTGACGATCAATGTCCCATAAAAAGGATGAATCAAAGTCCCAGGACCAAATTCTTTTAATGCTTTAATCAGGGCGTCCCGCTCGGTAAAATAATCATAATTGTTATCAAGATTTTGGATCACATATCCCTCGATCCTAAAATCCTCGGCATCAAGTCCCATGTCCTCGACGAATGGCTCATCTCTATCAGGATATTGATGAACAACATTTCGTCGCCCGACGCTATATCCAGTTCCCCTGACAAAGAAAGTCGCTCCCCTAAACGACGCCTTCTTTCTCAATTTATTGGATGCGTCCGCCCAAGTCAATCGATCCTTCCAGTTCGGGGGAGGGACAGGCGGAGGCGGGGATGCCGCATTTTCAGGAATGTCTATATCTGTAAAATCACCCAGTGCCATTATTAGATCGCTCCTTGATATGCAATTGTCGGCATATTTGGTTTATCCCCAGCTTGCTTCACATCCGTGACTTTTGCGGATGTCCCCTCGGCCGAAGATAATTCGATTTTTACATTTGTTTCGGATTTGGAAAGTCCGTCGGCTCCTGCGGCTCCCCTGACGGAATCTCCCAAACCAAGCGCCCTTTCTTTATCAAGGATAAAATCCTTTGCCCGATCCGCAAGGGGATCTGCTACCGTGGCCAGATCCTTTTCTGCTTTGGATCGATCAAGAAATGAAAAGACCTTTCCCAAAACCCTCAATGGTCCTTTGGCCATATCAATCATCATGCCAAAAGCCGTCATCCATGCCTCCCCGATATCAAGAGCCAATTGTCTAAATGGTTCCCAGTTTGCCCATACCGATGCGGCCAATGATCCCAGTCCAACCATAGCGGCGGATATAGCGGCAATGGTCGCAACCACCGGAGCGCCAAGAGCCATTATCGCCCCGATCCCAGATGCCACAAATCCAAGCCCTATAACCAAAGGTCCGATGGCTGCCACCAAAATAGCGATGCCTACTCCTATTTTTAAAATGGTCGGATTGACTTCCGATAGCCATTGAAAAAGTCCGGCAATGCCCCTGATAATCTTATCAAGGGTAACCGCAGTCCCGATAAGAGCCAATTGAAAGGCCTCAAATGCCGATGCAAGGAGCTTCATCGCTCCGGGTAACCCCTTCATCTGGGCTTCGGAAATTCGCACTGCTGATCCCGTCTCTTTTAGCTCCTCTCGGAATTTTCTTAAATTGACTTTTCCCTTTGAAAGTAATCCGATCATGATCGGCCCGCCAAACTGTCCCAGAATCGTAGACAGCTCTTCAACGCCAGCGCCGGATTTCTCAAACTCATCCACAATATCGAGGATATCCCGCAAGACGGGTTTTCCATCTTTCATCTTAAAGACCTTGACCCCTAACTCTGCCATCGCTTTTGCGGCTTGCCTGGATGGATTTTGCAGGCTCACGAGAACTCTTTTTAATCCGGTACCAGCTTCAGTCCCTGCAATATTGACCTCTCCCAATTTACCAAAAATTGCGGCGGTAGTTTCAAGATCCAATCCAGACTTCTTGGCCATCGGACCGACCTTTCTAAATGCTTCTCCCATTTGAAGGAGATCGACTTTGGCTCCAGTAAAAGCATTTACCAAAACATCATTTACTCTTGTAAGATCCTCGGTCTGCAATTGAAATCCGGCCATAACTCCTGTTACAATATTTGCGGCCGATGCCAAGTCCAATTGAGCGGATGCGGCAAGCTCAAGAACTTTGGGCATTGATCCAATAATCTCCCCTGTCTTTTGGCCCGCCAATCCTAAAAAGACCATCGCCTCTGCGGCTTGTGATGCACTGAATTGAGTAGTCGCTCCCAGATCCTTAGCCAGCTTCTCAAGAGTTTTAAATTCCGATCCCGTTGCCTTTGTAACCGCTCCGACCATATTCATAGATGCTTGAAAGGTCGTCGCCGTCCTGATCGCCAATGCGCCAAATCCCGCAAGGGGTAATGTCATTTTTAATGACATATTTTTGC